CCTTTTTGTTGGAGCACATTTAGAAATAAAGGTCAGGTGTTGTATGGCAAGACCAGCGAAGAGTATCAGCACCGCCGTCGGAGCCCGTACAAAGGCTGAAAAGGACGGCAGAAAAGCGGCTGAAAACAAGCTAAAAGGAGCAAAAACGCCGGAACCGCCGGAGTATTTGAACGAAAAACAACGGGAAGTGTTCAATTTTATCGTGGACGGTCTGAAGGAGGCCCAGATCCTCGGCAAACTGGACACTTATGTGTTGGCGATGACCGCGACAGCGATAGAACGACTTGAATATCTCGACACAGAGCTGATGAAGTCGGAGAATGTCGGGAATACAAAGCTGATGCAGGCCCGTGAAAAATACTCACGCGATTTCTTCCGCGGGTGCAACGAGCTCAGCTTATCTCCCCAAGCACGGGCAAAGCTATCCATTGCAAACGTCAATGCCATGATGGAGGCAAAGAAGAAAAACCCGCTCTTAGAGGCACTGAATGATTAAACAGCATCCCGCATACCTCTACGCAGATGCAGTTGTTCATCACAAGATCAGGGCCCCACGTTACGTGATCCTTCAGTGTAAGGATTTCAAGGCCGTGTGTGATGGCAAGAACAAGAGTTACATGGTCGACGAAAAGCGCGTTGACAAGATCGGAAAGATTCTGAAGCTGATCAAGATGCCAAAGGGTCTGAAGATGGGGGAGAAACTGTTCGACTGTATAGCGGGATTCCAGTGGCTTCTGATAGTGGCAAGCCTCTGTGAAGTATATAGGGATCAACCTGAGAAACGCCGATACGAAACAGCTGTCATGGAAATCGCAAGAAAGAACGGAAAGACCTTTATCATCGCCGTTCTTTTTATTTTGCTGTTTTATCTTGAACCGCGGTACAGCTATTTTTACAGCGTGGCCCCGGATGGGTCTTTGTCTAGGGAGATCAAAAAGGCACTGGAGGAGATCATCAAGTTTAACCCGGAGATATTCCCTCTGGAGGGGCGGGAGAAGATGTTCAAGCTCCGACGGGATGATATCGAGTGTCTGACAACAGAAAGCGAGTATATACCCCTCAACTACTCGAACAGCAGACTGGACGGCAAGCTGCCGAACGTCTTCCTGGTCGATGAGGTTGGGGCGTTGCCGAACAGCTACGCTGTGGAGGCCATGCGATCCGGGCAGCTGACGATCCTAAACAAGCTCGGGTTCATCATCTCGACCAAGTACCCGACAGCCAACAACCCTTTTGAGGATGAAGTTTTGTATGCCAAGAAGGTGTTGGACGGGTTCACAAAGGATGATCACCTTCTGGCCCTCCTGTTTGAGCCGGATGAGGTCACGGATTGGACAACGGACGACAATATACTGGCATGGGCCAATCCGTTGGCATTGGAGATCCCGGAGATTTGGCAAGACCTTCTGGAGAAACGACAGCGTGCCATTGAGGTCGAGAGCGCCCGGGAAAACTTCCTGACGAAGCACTGCAACATCATCTACCAGGGCTTGGGTACGGAGAATTATATCCCCATTGACCGCTTGCAGGCGTGCCGTAGAGACAGGATCGACTGGAAGGGCCGCCGCGTGTGGGTCGGAGTAGACCTTGCACAGACAAACGACAACTGCGCCGTGGCAATGGTGGCCGTTGATGATGATGATACGATCCTTGCAAACGTGATGGCGTTTGTTCCGGCGGGGAGAGTAGCTGAAAAAAGCAAATTTGAACACGTAGATTACAAGAGATTTATTGATCGTGGGTTTTGTGTATCATGTGGTGAGCTTGTGGTCGATTATGGCGTTATCGAGGACTATGTGGAGTCCATCGAGAAGCGCTATGGTTGTGAAATTGTAGCGATTGGATACGATCGCTACAATGCCATGAGTTCAGCAGAGAAGTGGCGCAAGAAACACACCGTGGTAGAGGTCAGACAGCATTCTGACACTCTTCATCCACCTACAAAACTGCTGTTTGAGAAGGTGATGGATGGCGCTTTTGCATACACAGATAATCAACTCATGGAGATAAATTTTGAGAACGCGCGGTGTACCTATGACACAAACATGAATAGGTACGTGAACAAGAAGAAATCAACCGGAAAGGTTGATATGGTGGCCGCGCTGATAGATGCCATGTATCTGGCACAGCAAGATATCATTTTCAATGACGGATTTATCTGTCAGCTGATATGAGGTGTGGCATGGGCCTTTTTGATTTTTGGAAAACTGAAAAGCGCGAGGAAGTAACGCCAGAGATCAGCGCGGATCTACTGGAGGCACTGCTGAAGGACGAGGAGATCACCCGGTCGGTCGCCATGAAGATCCCGGCCGTTGCGGCCTGTGTGCACAGAATTTCGGACACCGTAGCTTCACTTCCTGTGATGCTGTATAGGCGGAAGGATGACGATGTGGACGAACTGGAGGATGACAACCGTGTGAGACTCCTGAACGGATCCACCGGGGACACTCTGAACGGTCAGCAACTCAAAAAGGCACTGGTCATGGACATGATCATGGCCAAAGGTGGGTATGCATACATCCACAGATCCGCGGGGGAGATCATTGGGATCCATTACGTTGATCCGACAAGGATCTCCTTTATCAAAGGCGTAGACCCGATATTCAAGGATTATCAGATATTGGTGAACGGCCAGAAGTTTGAGGGGTGGCAGTTCATCAAGCTACTGAGATGCACGACAGACGGGTATAAAAGTATTCCATTTCAACAGGAATCCCCTGCGCTTCTGCAAACGATATATCAGTCTCTTACGTATGAGATGACGTCAGTGCAGACCGGCGGCAATAAAAGAGGCTTTATTCAATCCTCAGGCCATCTGGATGAAAAAGGGATCCAGAAACTGCGCGAGGTGTTCCGAAACCTCTACTCAAACAACACAGAAAAAGTCGTGGTGCTGAATGAGGGCCTGACGTTTAAGGAATCCTCAGAGAGCTCGACCGACTTACAGCTGAATGAGAATCGGCAATCCGACGAAAACGACGTCTACAAGGCGTTCGGGATCCCGCCAACGATACTGAGCGGAGGGGCAAGCGACACCGACAGAAAGATGTTCTATGAGGGTTGCATCCTTCCTGTGGTGGATCGGTTTGAATCAGCACTCAATGATGTGCTCTTGACGGAGAACGAGAAGCGGCACAAGTATTTCAAGTTTGACGTTTCGGATCTCTTAAAGGCCGACATCAAGACAAGGTATGAAGCATACGAAATCGCGTGCAAAAACGGTTTCATGCAGATTGATGAGGTTCGGAAAAAGGAGAATATGCCTGCGTTCAACCTCGACTTTATCAAGTTGGGCCTGCAAGATGTGTTGTATTACCCGAAGAGCGGTGAGGTCTACACACCGAACACAGGAATCAAGGGCGATGTGCACGCAGACCCTGTTGAACCAAGGGCACCAAAAGATATAACGCCGGTGAAGGAGGATGACAATGCAGATAACAGTGAGAAGTGACAGCGTACTCATAGATGGGTATGTGAATGCCGTAGAGCGTGACAGTAAGGTACTGCACGGCAGAAGCGGCCAGTTTATTGAGAGGATAGCGGCCGGAGCGTTCGCCAGAGCGCTCGGCCGGGCAAAGGCGACAGGCCGCCCGGTCAAGGTACTGCTAAACCATAATTACGACAGAGAGCTGACAAGCACCGCAGAAAACACCACACAACTCAGAGAGGACAATATCGGCCTCAGGTGCACCTGTGAGATCAGGGACGCCGAAGTGGTGGAGAAAGCGCGCAATAAAGAGCTCAGAGGGTGGTCGTTCGGGTTTGTAGCCCTCAACACGTCGGAAGAGGATCGGGACAACATGACGCACAGGGACGTCCGGGATCTCGATCTGATTGAGGTGTCCATTTTGGACAGCACCAAGATCCCCGCATATACGGGGACAAGCATCGAGGCGCGAGAGGATGATGAGGATTACATCCAGACGCGCGAGGATGAATCAGTGGAGTATCTGGCAATCGAGGAACGCAAAGAGCCGGACGTGGATCTCCACGACTACTTGAATCGGTTTAATGCCACAAGAATGGCTTAAACACATAGCAACCACAGTTTCAATACAAGGAGGGTAACAAAATGGGACTGAAAGAGTTATTTGAAGCCCGTGCCGCCAAGCAGGAGGAAATGAAAGCCATTCTTGACGGTGCACAGACAGAGAACAGGTCACTTTCTGAAGAGGAAAGCACCAAGTTCGACACACTGGAGAAGGAAATCAAGGACATTGATACCCAGATCTCCCGGATCCAGACAGTGAGATCTCTGGAGAAGAGCGATCCTGAGGTCGAGCAGACACCTGAGAAACGCAGTATCGAGGAGCGTGAGTATGAGGCGTTCGCAAACTATCTGCGCGGCACAGAGGAAAGAAGCCCGGTGAACCTGACCAAGGGCGACAATGGCGCGGTGATTCCCACCAGTATCGCCAACAAGATCATCGAGAAGGTGGTCGAAATCTGCCCTATCTTCTCCGACGCTGACCGGTACAACATCAAGGGCACGCTGACCATTCCTTACTATGATGCCACCACCAACGGTGATATCACCATGAGTTATGCGGATGAGTTCACAGATGGTGAGTCAACCAGTGGTAAGTTCGGCAGCATCTCCCTGACCGGCTATCTGGCACGCGCGATCACGGATGTGTCCAAGTAGCTCATCAACAACAGCCAGTTTGAT